AATCCTGCCACCCCAGCCAGTGTTTGTGCCAGCGAGCGCCAAGGCGCGACAGCAGCCTTGCAATTCCTCGTTGGAATGCAAAGACTTTGTGCCAGTCGAGGACAGCGAGTCGCAGCAAAGGGCCTGCGACGCGGGGGCCTCAAAGGGGGCCTGTCATAGCAACGAATTTGCTCACAGAACGGACGATCGCGGCGGCGAAGCCGGCCGAGCGGGAGGTTCGGCTGTTCGACGGCGGGGGCTTGTATCTGGCGATCCGACCGACCGGCGGCAAAAGCTGGAAATGGAAGTATCGCTGGCAGGGCCGCGAGAAGAAGCTGACGCTAGGTCCCTACCCGCTTCTGTCGCTGAAGGACGCAAGGCGCGCGCGCGATGCGGCGCGGACCGAGCTGCTCGCCGGTCGGGATCCGGGCGCAACGCTGCAGATGGCCAAGCGCAGGGCGAAGGACGGCGAGACGTTCAAGGAAGTGGCGCTGTCCTGGCACAAGGACAAGGCCCCCACCCTGTCATCGCGCTACGCGGCCCAGGTACTGGCGCGCCTCGAGGCGAACGTCTTTCCGCGGCTCGGCAAGATGGCGATCGGGCAGATCACGCCGGTCGAGGTCCTGGAGACCATACGGGTGATCGAGCGGCGCGGCGCGAAGACGATGGCGCACGAGGTTCGCGGGCATATGTCGGAAGTGTTCGTCTGGGCGATCGCTTCAGGCCTGGCCGAGACGGATCCCGCCGCCATCATCCGCAAGGCGCTGGCACCTGCGAGCAAATCGAACTTCCCGGCGATCCTGGCGATCGACGAGCTGCAGGAACTGGTGAAGGCGATCGACGGCGTCAGTCATGCACTGAAGGCCACGCGGCTGGCTTCGCGCCTGCTGGCGTTGACGGCGGTTCGCCCGGGCGTAGTGCGCCTGGCCGAGCGCGAGGAGTTCGAGGAACTCGACGGGCCGATGCCGCTCTGGCGAATCCCGGCAGCCAAGATGAAGCTGTCCAAGGAACTGAAGGCCGATTCCCGCCGGGATTTTCTGGTGCCGCTTTCATCTCAGGCGGTGGCGACGGTTCAAGCCGCCATGCAGGTCAGTCGCCACAAGTCCTGGCTGTATCCAGGCCTGATAGGACGAACACCGATCAGCGATTCGACGCTCAGCCAGCTCTATCTCGACGCTGGTTATCGCGGTCGTCACGTCCCACACGGATGGCGCGCGAGCTTCTCGACCATCATGAACGAATGGGCAGCGCAGCAGGGCCGGGAGGACGATACGGCCATCATCGATCGCATGTTGGCCCATGTGAAGGGCGACGTGGAGGCAGCGTACAACCGCGCCGCGTATCTGCCGCGCCGCCGCCAGATCGCCCAGGCCTGGGCCGATATGCTGATGGAAGGCCTGCAGCCGCCGGAATCGCTCATCGCCTGAAGCATCGGGAGAGCTGGGGCCGGGTCACCGGCTTCGGCTGTTTCTGGGAGATCGCGGCATGACGGCAGCGATCGAAGGGCGTGGCGGCGCCGGCCGCGCGATCGGCGACGTCATCGCCGGCAAGGAATTCACCAAAAGGCGTCGCACTGGCCAGCCGGTTTGGCGCAACAGCTATTACGAGGGCCAGATCGAAAAGCGCCTCTGGCGCCCGATCGGCGACGGCACGCGACGTGGCGGCAGGCGCTATGGCGGTGCAGTGCTGAAGAGTGCCAAGGAACTCGAGCGCAAAACGCTGCGCGCGCGCCAGCGACTCAGCCCGGGCTGCAGGAACGGAGCGCTGGGCCATGTCGCGCTCGAGGTGCTCGAGGCGCTATACATGACCTTCGTCGACTATAAGGAGGGGCGGCTCGAGCCTGCGATCGCCACGATCGCTGAGGCGGTCGGGCGGTCCTATTCGGCTGTTCACGCTGCCCTGAAGCGGCTGCGCGACGCGGGCTTCCTGCACTGGATCCGCAGATCCAAGCCGACCGAGAACACCACCGGTCCCCAGGTCGAGCAGATCACCAACGCCTATGCGCTCGATCTGCCGCCAGAGGTCGCGCAGATGGTGCGTCATCTGATGGGCCGCGCTCCGCTGCCCGACGACGTCAAATGGGCTGGAGAGCAGCGACAGGCCGAATGGAAGGCCATGGTCGAGGGATTGTCGGCCCAGCGCTATCTCGAGGCCATGGGCGCGGTCGACGGCCGCCTGGGGGAAACCTTGAAATCCATCGCTCGCATGTTGGACAAGCGCGAATCTTCCACCCGCAGAGAAACCGGGAGCTGGTGATATAGTCCGGCTTCGCCGGGCGCTTTGAACTGGCCCCAGACCCCGAACCCGATGGTGAAATGATCACCGCCGTGCAAACCCGCACCGGCGCGCAGGGGCGGCTTGCGCCGCCCAGGCTGTCCAGGGGCCAGGAGCAAGCCTCGTGCCAGCGGCACCGCCTTGCAGGGCTATAAACGAGTGCCTGGCCGGGTTTTACGCGGCCAGCAGCTCACCCCAGCGATCGAAGATCGCAGTTCGCTGATCGATCATGCCCGATCGATTATACGCGGCCTCGACCTTGTTCTTCTCCGCGTGGCCCAGCGCCCGGTCGATCGCATCGCGATAGTCCGGGCCCAGATCGATATTGAGAATCGTCGAGAAGCTCGATCGCCAGCCGTGCGGAACGTGCCGCCCTTCAAAGCCGGCGCGCCGATACATAGCCCCGATCGAACCGCGCGCGATCGGCGAGGTACCATCAGCCGGCGCGAAAACCAGCTGCGCGGGATCGATCGCCCTGATATCGGCCGCGCCCTGGATCTGTGCCGCCGCGCGCAGCAGCTCGAGCGCCGGCGCACTCAATGGCACCAGATGGGCGAACCGCGGATCGGCCTTCTTGTCCTTCGCCAGCTTCATTCTCGCCGGCGGCACGCGCCAGGCCGGGCGGCCGGCATCGGCACACTCCCAGTCGATCTCGCCCCAGCGCATCCCGCGCACCGCATCGAGGCGCACTGCGGTCAATGCCAGGAATCGAGAGGCGAGCTCGACATGCGGCGATGCGCCTGCGCGCATGCATGCATGCAGCAGCGCGCGGCAGTCAGCGATATCGAGCAATGCAGGATGCGGATGGACCAGCCCGGTACCGGCCATCGCGCGGCCGAGCTGCGCGGCAGGATCTGCAGCGACCAGATCGTGGGCCATGGCAAAGCCGAAAATCGCCGATACGCGCTGGCGAACGCGCGAGGCGGTGGCGCGCCGACCGCGCGCCTCGATGGCGCGGATCGAGCCGAGCAGCTCGGCCGGTCGTATGTCGCCGATCGGCTTGTCGCCGATCGTGGGAAAGATATCGCGCTCGAGGCTCGCGAGCACATCGCCGGCATGCACCGGCGACCAGCGCTTCACGTTATGCGCGTGCCAGGCGCGAGCGACTTGGCCGAAAGTCTGCGGCTGGATCTCGCCGGCACTCTGTTCGGCCAGCGCCGCCTTCCGGCGATCGCGCTCGAGGCGCGCAGCGGCCAGCGTCATGTCCGGCGCGCGGCCGAGCGTCAGCAGCTGCTCGCGTCCGTCCAGGCGCAGCTTCAGCCGCCACGATCTGGTGCCGCTCGGCGCCACGAACAGGTGCAGTCCGCCGCCATCCCAAAGCTTGTAGGGGCGCGCGGCAGGAAGCGCGGCCTTCACCGCGGCATTTGTCAGCATGGTGTCACCTTGTTCCCTGATCGAGGAAAAACCGCAGAAATGCGCCATTTTCGGTATTTGATCGGGATTTGAGTGATCCGGATAATCCCTCCGGATCAACGCACGGTCAGATTGGCAGTTTTGCGCGGGTTTTCAGGCCTCCGGCTGAAGGCGATACCCCCGCCGATACCCCCAGTTGCACGGCAGCGATCACTTGCCCGATCTGTGGCAGAGCGCTTCCCAGCGCGTGTTGTGCTCGACGATCTCATCGACCGTCTCGGGGCTGTCAGCGACGTTGCCCGGATCGTCCTTCTGGCCCGGCGGCAGCTGCGCAAAGCTGAGCGTCTTCAGCGCCAGGCAGGCGGTACTGGCAGGCGCCGGGCGTGCGACTGTGCCGCAGGCACTGGTCGCACCAGCGAGCATGATCAGAACGAACAGTCGATGCAGCTTCATTGGCCTTCTCCACGTCCTTGATGGTGGTCTCGAGCGTTTCGGCGCGCTCGATCGCGCGGCCGGCATCCTGTCCGGCCTCTCTGGCTGTCTCGAGCGAAGAGCTGCCCAGCGAAATGATGATCCAGCCGATGATGCTGGCGAGTGCGAGGCCGATGCCGGCAAGAGCCAGCCGTGAACCGGCGGTCGGCCGGAGCAGCCAGGCGATCATGCTGCCGACCATTTCGCGTGCGCCCCGGCGATCTTGATATGATATTCGTTCGCCGCAAAGCCGCTGCCGTTATAGCCCTTGGCAAAGGCGATGCAGTCGGCAGGGCGGTTGCTGATCGCGCGCAGCGCGCTGACCAGACCACGGTTGCGGATGAAGCTGACGAACGCAGCGAGGTGCGCCCGCTCGCTGGTCTTCATCGCATCCCAGAAGGCCTCGACCGTGTCGAAGCCGGCAAGCTGGTGATTGAAGCCCATGATCTGCGCGCCGCCGACCGAGGCCGAGCGCAGCGCGGCGCGGCGATCGAGCTGCATCGCCTGGTAAAGACGCAGCCACTCGCCCTGGCCGCCGACATAGAGCTTCCGGTTCCAGGTCCTGGACGAAATGTTCGGATGGCTCGCTCGGAATCGTCCACCCGTTTCCCGATCGAAGATATGCGCCTCGAACAGAATCTTCGGCAGATGCGGACCATCGAGAAAGCCTCCCGGGCCATCGGCTGCCAGAATGTCGGCGCGCAAGCGCCGCGACATTTGCTCGGCACGCGCTTCTTCGAGATTTTTGAGGTCGTTGGCTGCTCGAAGCTCTGCCTCAGCAAGACTTACGTCTTTGCCGCGCCACATCAGGATCTGCTTACGGATGTATTCCTGATCCTTCAGGAAACGGACAGCCTCATAATCATTGCGCAGCTCGGCCAGTTGCAGATCAATGGCAGCTTCTTCATCAGCGATCTCTCGCGCCATCGCTTCAGCGCGCGCCTGGTCGAGCTCGGTCAGGTCCTTCTCAGCCGCCAGCTTCGCGGCCGCCTTGTCCAGGCCAGCCCGTTCGTATTGATCGATCTTGGATTTGAGGTCGAGCTGGCGGCGCAAAGCTCGCTCGCCTTCGATATCGCCTTTCTCCTGCGCGACAGCGAGTGCCTGCTCGAGCTTTATCTCTTCACGGCGATCGGCGAGCTCTTCTGCGCTCGGGCCAGATCGTCCGCGGGCGCCTTTAGCCTTTGAATCGCCGGACCCTGGAATGGCGTAAGATCCAGCTGCCAAGCCGACGGGCATGGACTCGCTAGCACGGCCTGCGACGGTCTGAACGAAACTGATGGCGCCGCCGATGCCGCCGGATTTCTGGCCACTGTTGAGCTGGGTCGGGTCGCCGGTCAGGCGCGCCATCAGATCGAGTGCGCCGGCGAGCCAGGGCATCACGCCGCGAATCAGGTTTGCAATGCGCTGCACAGCACGGGCGACGGTGTTGCCGGCAGCTTGCCACGCCCCTTCCCAGTCGCCTTGCAACAGCTTGGACACGGTCTGCACCACGCCCTGGACATATTCGGCAATGCCTGTGACCATGTCGATCAGCGCGCCGATACCGGCGATGATGCCCGATCCGACCAGGCGCAGCAGCACCTCGATGAGCACGCCGACAATATCGGTCACCATCTTGAAAAAGTCGCCGATCGGGCTCGCGGCGATGTCCTGGAATGCCTGATCCAGATCGGCAAACAGGCTCGCGAGACGGTCGAGGAGCGCCTCAGCCTTCGGACCGAGCTCTTCGCGGATCATCGCGCCGACACCGCGAAGTGCGCTGCCGATGCTGTCAGAAAACAGCAAAATCGCGGAGATGACCAGGCCCCAGGGACCCAGGAATCGTGCGGCGCCACTGGCCAGCAGGCCAAGCGCGCGACTTACCAGCCCGAATTCACCCGCAAGTTTGCCGAGAAGAACCAGTGCTGTTCCCAAGGGATTCATTAGCGCAGAGATTGCGACGAACACTGGCCCCATATTGGCCAGGAACAGGGGTAGAACGGCGGTTGCTAGCGTTGTGAACCCCACAATGACGGGTCCGATCGCTGCAGCGAAGATGCCAAAGTCAATTGCAGCGTCCTTTAGGTTCGGAGGAAGGTCCTTGATGGTAGACACAGCCGCCTTGAGCCAACCGACCAAGCGCTCTGCCAGTGGCAGGAATGTATTTCCGACCTCTTGGCTCAGCTCCAAAATTTCGGCTCTGAGCGCGCGCACGCGATTGGCAAAATCTCCAGCGGTGCGTTCCACATCACCGTTCGCAACCGCCAAGCCTTCCTGGATCAGGATGGCGCGGGCCATGATCTTGCCCTGCTCCGTCAGCTCCTCGCCGACCTTGATCATGCCGAGTTCGAGCGCCTTGGCCTTTACTGCGGCTTCCGTTAGAAAAACGCCGTAGTCTCGCAGCGGTTCAGCCTCGCCAGTGAGGCCAGCTCGTATTTTTCCGATCGCTTCGTCATAGTTCGCGGCACCAAAAAAGCTCTCCGCGTCTAGCGCCAGAACTGCAAAGCGCTGAGACAGTCTTGCAGCAGCCTCTTCGGTTGGCGCAGCCTGTCGGAACAAGGCACCCATAGCCAAGGCCCCTTGCTTGAGCTGGCTAGTTGCGCGCCCCATCGCGTCGCCGGTCAGCTCAGCCCAGCGATTCATCATCTTCGAGTTGTTGCCGAACGTATATCCGACGAATTCGTCAGCCACAGCTCAGTGCCGTCCGAAAGGACGCCATCTCCGGTTGCCATATGCAGTTTCCTTTATGTGGGGGTGTAGGGGATCATCATGTCGCGCAGCCGCCGGAAGACCCTGATCCCGCCGCCCAGGTCTTCGGGTGTCATGCTGCGATCGAGCACAAGCTGTGCGCCGCGTTGGAAGCGGATGCCGTCCACTTCGTCCGGCGTTTCCACGAGTTCGGTGATCGCCACCGCAAGCTGCTTCGCCTGGCGTACCATTCGCGGATACGATCGACCGTGCCTCCAGGCCTGCCGTCAGCCTCAGCCCGACGGACGCATTCTTCTTCGCCTGGATCTATCAGCACAAAATGGGCCCCGGCCTCGGCATAATCATCAAGCGCATCGCGGGTCGGTCTGGTGTGGATAATCCAACCGTCATTTTCGATGCCGCGCAGCACTGTGCCAATTGCTGAACTGCGCGCGTCAAAGCCAACTTTGCGGATCGACTTGCTCGATTGGTAAGGGTCGCTCGCTCCCAGGGCCCGGCATATCTCGTCGAGGTCGACTAGTACGTCACCGTCCTTCGAAGCATCCCTGATGTACGTGGTCTTGCCAGCGCATGGTGGTCCGACGACCACCCTAATTGTCACCTGGATCACCCTCATTGTCGTCAATCGACGGTCCGCCATTGTGACCGATGCCAGCGCCCGCCATCACCAGCGGCACGGTAGCCTGCTGCACATAAAGCTGATCGCCACCGTCCATCGGCGCGCGCTGCTCGAGCGCGCGGGCTTCGTTGGGGGTCAGCTGACCGGTCTGGATCGCCCTGGCGAGAGCCTCGCTGCGCTCCTTGAACGCGCCTCGCTGCAGACCGTCGAGATTGTGGCGCACGCGCCGGGTCGGGTTCTGCCAGCCATAGAGCTTCAGTGTCAGCTCATCCTCAAAAGCCTTGGCCCATTGCATGATCAGGTGCTTGGCCAGCCACAGATCCTGCTGCTCGGTGTTGCTGAAGGTGCCCTTCGACAAATCCTGGACGAACACCGGCGGCATCTGCCAGCCACGGCTGATCTCGATAATCTGGAACGCCCGTGCTTCCACCATCTGACCCTTGGACGGGTCGATTCCGACAGCTTTCAGGTTGTGCCCCGGCGGCATGCCGAAAATGTTGCTGTTCGACTTCTTGGCGAGGTCGATCGCGCGCTGAATATCGTTCTGCGCGCGCCGGTACGCATCGGCACCTGAAGGCAAAGGGCCTTCAAGCGCCAGCGGCGGCACGCCACCGCCGAGGAAGAACCCACCGGCGAAACTCTCCATGGCGATCGCCAGCGATATCGCCTTGTTGATCTTGGCGATCGGCGAATAGCTGCCCAGGCCGTCCCGTTTCAGCATGAACGGCGTGTCGATCACGTCGCCGGCGGGGTAATCACGACCGCTATGCGTATAGATACGCTCGCCATTGACCCGCCGGATCGTGGTCAGCGCCGGATCCATCGGCCAGATCGCCACCGGACGCCTGCCAATACGCTCGATCCAGGCGAGCCCGCGCCCGCCGGTAAACACCTGCTGCCAATGCCAGCGACGCCAGCCATAGCTGGTTTCGCCCTCATTCGGGGCATAGCTGAGCAGCTGGGCCACCGGATCATCGACCCGCGCGCCATTTTCTCCAGCTTCGAAGGTCGGCAGTGGCAGCGCTGCCAGTGTCCGCGACAGGAAGGCGACGATCGAGAACACCGCCGGCACGCCAAGCGCCGCCTCGATCGACACGATTGGCAGCGCATTCTGCGTCTCGGCAATGCCGAGAAGGCGCAGCAGCTCTTCCGGGCTCTCGCTGAGATTGTACTTCGGGTCCTCGATCGAGCGTTGCTCCGCGCCGCCCCGCAGCCAATCGGTGAACCAACCCATCAGGCCTGATCCTCATCGGCGGTCATCGAAAATTCGGGGTCATCCCATGGCGAAGTCTGGATCACTTCCTCCTCCTTCGTCATGCTGCAGCCCAGCGCACTGATCAGCGCCACCGGGTTGTCGATCTTGGCTTCGGGGCGCGGCTTGTTCGGGTAGACATTGTCTTTCCGGTCGGCCTGCGCGACGACGTTGTTCATCTGCCATTCCATGACCGGGCAACCACCGTGAACGATGGTCCCTGCCTTGGTCAGCGCATCGAGCTCTTTCATCGGCTCGGAGAAATTCAGGACGATCGGGCGGTATTCGAGCATCGGAAAGCCATCCTTGATGGCTGTCGTTGCCAGATACGTCGCCTGATGCGGGTCATACGCGACCTGCTCGAGCTGGGCGAAGTCGCGCACGTCGCGCAACGTGTCCAGGATCTCGTCATAGTCGATGATATTGCCCTGTGTGACGTTGATCAGGCCCTGGCTGTCCCAGCCCTGATAGGCTGGCACCGAAAGGACTGTCTCCTCGGGCAGAAAATAGAAACCGACCCGCACATACGGGTCATCGACCGTCGGCTTGCCGCCGATCGGCAGGAAAAGCAGCTCGAGCGCCGCAATATCGACCTTCGACGCCAGATCGAGCCCCGCGACGCACCGGCGACCGCGCAAGGCCTCGTACTGAAACAGATCCCGGCCCCGCATCGGCAGGTTCAGGTCGTGGCAGGCCCGCCATTTCTGGATATCGAAGTACGCTGCCTTCGAAGCGACCCAGAGATTCAGGTGTTTCGTCTTGAAAACACCGGCTTTTCGGGGCGTCGAGATCGCATCGCGCTGCCTGGCGCGAAGAAAATCGCCGTCAACCGACACGCCCAGGTTCGGATTAGCCTTCCGAAGGGTCGCCTCGGACCGCCAATCGTCCTCGTCATCGGCCGCAAATTCGGCAAAAAACGTCTCATCGTCGAGCGGCGGACCGCCATTATGGCCCATCCCAGCGGCTTCGCGGGCTGCTTTTTGCTCTTCAGTTGCCCCGATTCCCTGGAGCTTTTCGCGTTCCTCCTGGATCTTCGCGTAGCAAGGCCCCGCCAGATTGTCCCCGGCGGTGGTAATCAGCACCTGCAGGGGCTGCTCACGCGCGCCCATGCCGGTCTGCATCGTGTCGACCTGGCCGTCGTCAGGATGCTCGTGATATTCGTCGTGGATCGCGCAGCTCGGGCTCTGGCCGTCGCCGGGATCCCCGATGATCGTCTCGAACTTGCTCTCGTCGCCGATCCGGACCAGGTTCTTGGCGTTGATTTCGATGCCGAACCGTTTGATCAGCGCCGGCGTGCGAGAAGCCATCAGCTTCGCAGGCTTGAAGACCTCCCAGGCCTGCTTTTCGTTGGTCGCGCCCGAATAGACCTCGGCGCCGAACTCGCCATCGGCGCAGAACATATAGAGACCGATGCCGGCAGCAATCGCCGACTTGCCGTTCTTGCGCGGCACGACGACGAACAGGACGCGGAACCGCCGGAGCCCATCGCGCTTGCGCAGCCACCCGAAGGTGCAGCACAGGATCCACACCTGCCACGGCTCGAGCCGGATCAGCTCCTTCGCGCGCGCCCATTTGCCCTTCGAATGCGGCAATCTCTCGATGAAGCGGCACACCCGCGCCGCTTTTTCGTTATCGAACCGGTGCGGAAACGCAGCCTTCTTCTGCGCCTTCAGCTCATCCACGAACCGCTGGCACTGGCGGACGATCGACTTGCCGGCAGGGATCTTCCCCGAAACGACATCGCGCGCATATTGCTTGGCGATCGCCGGATAATCGCGCGTTTCCACATGCAATTAGGCCGCGCGGCGATGCTTCCTGCGCGTGCGGCGGCTGATATGCAGGCGGTTGCTCCGCTTTGCGGGCTTGGCCTGGGGACCTTTGCCGCGGCGACGATCGCGCCGGTTCGCCGGCAGCTCGCGCTGACGCGTGACGGGTGCAACCTGCGGCGACTGGCATTGCTCGATCGGCGCTTTCATCAACGTCGCCGACATGGAGCAGGAGGCAGCCAAGATGGCCGCATGGATAAACCCGGGTCGGAACATATTGCCTCCTCAGAAATCGTCGAAATCGCCCGCCTCGGCCTGGTGACCGGACGCCAGCTTCAGCGCGCTGGCAGGGTTCAGCATCAGCTCGCCCAGCAGCGACTGCGCCTGGCGCATCGCATCGGACAGCATCGCGACCTCAGGCCGCGCCCGGATGATGAACCCGCGCGCCGTTTCCGACTTGTAAGTGTCGCCTTCCGTCTCGAGCACCGCCTGGAAGCGCTGGATCTGCTCCAGGCGCAGCGCCAGCAGGGCGACATGCTCGGCATATTTGCCGCTGGCCCGATTCTCGGCCGCGAGGATCCCCGCGATCTTGGCAAACAGCAGCTGTGCCAGATCACTCAGATGCATCGGGCAGATCAGCGGCGCTTCGTCGGCCGCGATCGTCGGGATCGTGTCCGGCTCCGCCTTTTCGGTCCCGCGCAGCTTCTTGATCGCCGACGAGGTCGGCTTCCGACCGGACCCCGGCCTAGATCCACCCCGCGCCATCGACCCCCAACTTTTTACCCTTTGATTTCGACCGCGTGAAAATCTGACCACCAAGGCGGTGTCCGGCGGCGGACGTTGGGAGAGATTGACCCTCCCCCTCCCCATGTGATGATTTTCAATCGAAATCCGCGATTTTCCGCCGTTGCGCGAGCTTCCGCTCGGCCTTGGATTTCTCGTCATGGCAGGGCGTGCATAGCCCCTGCTTGTTGTGCCGCTGGTCGCTGCCGCCCCATGCCAGCGGCACGATATGGTCGACGATGTCGCTGGCGACCTCGAGCCCTTTGTCCAGGCACAGACGGCACAGCGGCTCTTCAGCCAGCACTGCAGCCCGATCGCGCATGCCGGCACGGCCGCGCTTGCGATTGTCCTTCACGAACAGCCCAGGGCGCTCCCAGGGCTTGCCAGGCTTCCAGCCCGGGGGGCGGTAGCGTGGCGGTTGCGTCGGCATCAGTCGATCGACATGCCGAGCTCGATCAGCTCGGCTTCGATAACCTCGATCCGCCTATTCAGCTCAGCCTGCAGCGCGGGCTTGATCGCCTCGAGCATTTCCTCATCGGCGACATTGCCGCTGATCATGTCGTGCATGCGCAGATCAGGCCGAGTGTCGAGCGCGCGCTGCCATCGTGCTCGCATGCTTGCGAGGTGCGATACTCGGGATAGCGAGGTCAGCTTCACGATCCCACCGTCCCGGCCTGCTCGGCCCGCGCCAGCACGAACGATTCCTCGCCCGCCTTGGCCGTCACGCCCAGCTGCTTCAGATCCTCGGCCCTCGGCCCATCGGTCGCCTTCAGCAGCGCCGTCTTGTCCAGCTTCGGCCTGGCAGGCGCGAACACCTTGCCCCAGCGCGTCTTGCCAAGCGCCGCTATGAGACTCTCGTCATCGCCATCGATGGCCAGCACCGTCTTGCCGGTGCGCGATCCGATGATGCAGCCGAACAGCTCCATCGTCTTGCGCTTGGCCGGCAGCAGCTCGGCCGCCGCCTTGAACCACCAGGGACGAACCTTGGCGGCGATATCGTCCATCTCGTCGACGATCGGCACCAGCAGCTCGTCGGCGGCGGTGTTCGCCTTGGCGATCGCGTCGTTTCGCTCGGCCTCGATGCGCGCGCGCTGCCCGTCCAGCTCGGCAAAGCGCTCGAGCAGCGGCCGCGCCTGGCCGGCATTGCGAGGCTGGCGATGCCTGGCAGTGGTCACAGCCGGACCGCCTTCTCGGAAGGCACGTTGCGCAGGCCCTGCACAACCTCATCCATGCACTGCGCCCGGGTCAGCTGCGCCTGGGCAACGCGCCCGGCGGTCAGCTCGGCATGCACCTGGCGCAGGAAAGCCCGCGTTACGACGGCATCGTTCGGCGATTCGGCAAATGCCGAACTGCGCAGCTGCTCCAGGTCGATGCTCATCCGCGCCTCCGCAAATTGGTGCAGCCGCCTGGGCGCGGTTCTGGCTGACGAAACGCCGCGACGATATCGGCCGCGATGGCTTGTGCATCGCTCTCGAGCTCGTCGAACTGCCTCTGATCCCGAACGCCCAGCGATACATCGCGGCACAGGCGGTCAAGCCTGTCGCTGGCAAGGGAGAGGCGGCTGCCAATGTCGCCGGCATGCCTCAGGAGACCTTTGGGCATGGCTGGCGTCTCCCGCGCATGAAAAAGCCCGCTGGCACCTGGGGAACAGGGGTGCCGCGGGCTCAGGGCGCAATTATCGCGGGGTCGTTTCTGCCCGGTTCGATGCGCTTTGGGCAGGGTCTATTTTGTGACACCTGCAAGTTTTCGTATTTGGTCGACCTTTCTGACCTGGCGAGCGATCAATTTGAGCGGTCGACGGCATCTGCAAGTGTGTTCAGGGCATTGTCGATACCCATGAGCCTGTATGCAATTTCGTTGAGACCTGCGCTTTGACGGATTGCAGCCCAAGCGGCTACCATTTCGGCCGATATCTCTTCGCCATCGACAGCATCCAGAACGACCCTCACGCCATCTTCATCAACCTTGCACACAAATTTAGGCATTCGCGACTCCCGGTTCGGTTTGGCAACGGCGTGCCTCCGCAATTTTGAGGAAGGTACGCGTCTGCAATGCTGCAGTCACCCCGATCCTACATCAACCCCGCATGCATCGCCAGCAGGTCGCCCGCATCCACGCGCTTGACCGCATCGGCATGAAACCCGGGCCAGGCCCAGAGCGCCTCGAGCAACAAGCGCTTCGCCCGCCTCGCGCTGATCCCGTAACGCGCTGCCGCCTGCGCAATCCCGCAATCGCCGACGATGATCGCCAGCACCGGCTGCGGCTCGGGCAGCCAGTCGCGCCAGCGCGAATAGGCCATCTCCGCCCGCACCCATCCCAGCGCCTCATAAAATGCCCCATCGGCGCGCGGTGATCGATCGACTCGCGTTTCAAGGCTCACAGTGCGGATCCCCAGCTCGGCGCCGATCTTCGCCGCGATCGCCGCGATCAGGTCCGCATCGGCCAGCTCGAACTGGTCGAGCACGCCCCGGGTGTAGAGCAGATGCAGCGTGCCCTGGCCCTGCTTTGCCGCATGCGCATGCGTTTCCGGCGTGCCATGGCGCTTGTGTGCATAATCGCGGGTCAGCTGGTGATGTGCCTTGCGCAGCGCGCGCTCCTGTGCGGCCAGCTCGGGGTGCCGCTGCGCATAGGCCGCATTGATCGATCGCCGCCGGTCAGCCTGAACCGCCTGCACTGCGCTCTTCACCGCCTTTTTCGCCATATTCCCCGCTTCCCGCCACAGATCTCCGGCGCGCAGGATAATCCAGCTCGGCAGGCGGCAGCAGAGGCTCTTTTGTGACGCTTTGCGGCCCGCTCGCCGGCGGCGTGGCCGTCCGATCGTCAGGGTTGATCGTCCACCCGCGCGCGCGCAGCTGCCGCACCGCCAAAGGCTCCTCCTCGGGCAGGCTCAGGCCGCGCGGCCCCGGCACCCGCACCAGCTGCCCATCCGCCTCGAGCCGCTTGACCGCCCGCCGCACCCGCGTCCGGTTGGTGCCCAGCGCATGCGCAATCTCGCCCAAGCTCGGCGATCCCGCCCAGTCGGCAATGTACTGGCGGACGAACTTCAGCACCAACAGCTTGCAGCTCGCCATTTCTGGCCGCTGGCGCAATGTTTCATTGTCGGCTTGGGGGACGTGGCTGGCCATGCCGGGAACATAACAGGAAAATTGTGAAAAAGCGCTATTTCGCTATTTGTCGCGCGCAATTGGTCACTTTTTCCTGCCTCATATGTGGGCGAGAAAAGTGACCACCCTTCGCGTTCAACTGCCAATCACAGCCTTGATATTGTCCGCAAACAGCACCATCGCGCTGGCCACAATCGTGACGATGGTCATGAACCCGAGCCACCATCGCTTGGTCGGCAATCGGTTCAGCCGACGTTCCAGCTGCGGCTGGTCAACCAAGCCGATAGTCCAGCTCGGGCTTGTCCTTGATGGGCACCTTCGGACGTCCCCGCATCTCGGTCAGCCTGTCGCGCAGCGCTTGGCGCTTGGCAAATCCTGTAAAGCCCGTGCCTATTGCCAGCCCCAGGCTCAGCACGCCGATGACGATCCACAGCACCGCCGCGAACGAAAAGCGACCGTCCGCCATCGCGGTCCATTCGCTAACAATGCCCGGCAGTGCACTCAGCATCATGCCGCACGCGCCATAGAACACTTCCAGCTCGGCCACGCGCTCGCCCCGGGCCAGCGCCTCCACCTCGTAATCGTGCAGCAGATAATAGGTCACGGGGCGCGCGGCGTGTAACATGCGGGCATTATGGCCCAGTCCCAGCTGCACGTCCATATCGCTGTCCGGGTCTTTCATATCCCCGGCCCATCCCCAAAGCGCAGCGCCTTGCAGCTCACTTCAGCTTGTCCACGGCAAGCTTGGCAGCCGCAATCTCGTTGACCGGCACCTGCGCGGTAAAGGGCGCGCCCTTCTCGGCGGTCAGACGCACCGGCCAAGTCTGGCCCGTCAACCGGCCCGCAGCGGCGTCTTCCACCACCTTTGGCGGCAACCGGACAGCCACCGCCTCGAAATGATCGCAGCCATAGCGCTCGCAACGCAGAACATCGCGCGACATCACAGTGAATTTGCCGCGCTCCGGGCCATTGCCAGCGTCATAGGTTGCGCCGCTGAAGAACATCCAGTCGCCGGTATAGCGAATGTGGAAGACGGCAGCATAGGTCACCTCGCGCGTCTTCTTCTCGATCGACGTTATTACGAACGGGTCAACATTGAAGATGGAAAGCAGCCCGCCTGTGGTCTGACGGTGCGCTTGGGTCGAGGCGATGATGAATTCGGAAAGCGGATCGTTGTACACGCGCATCTTCGCCGCGACTTCGGCGGCAGGCACCGCCAGCGCGCGTTCGTCTTTTGAAGGCTTGGCGCTGACCAGCAGCGGCAGGGCCAGCATGGCCAGAATCGATGCAGATAGCCTCATCCAATCGCCTCCGGAGCCTCGATCCTTGCGATCGCGAACTTATGCTCTGCGCGCAAGTTCAGGCAATAGCCGCTCAGCTCGCGTCCATTGCTGGTCCAGTTTCCGACGGTCCGCACGCTGACCAGGCCGTGATCGTCCGTATAGGTGAACCGCATCAGATCGCCCGACGCGCCCGGCTTCAGAATCCATCTTTTGGCCAGATCGGCCTTCAGGCCCTTTTGTGGCTTGGCAGGGGAAACTGGGGCGGATGTCGGCCGTGCCTCAACCGCTTTCGGCTTCGCTGCAGATGGCCCGCGCAGGGCCTGCGCCTTGTCGATCAGCCCGGTACCGGCATCATAGATCGACTTGACCGTCTTGATCGTGTTCGGGTCGCTCAGCGTCTTGGCGGCGGCGACGAGCAGATGCAGCGGGATGGGCATCAGGAATTTGCCTCATACTGGCGCTGGCCAATCTTCTCGCCATGGCCCAGGGCAACCTCAAGAACGACGCCCTGCGTTTTTCTGCCCTTGCCGGTGACCTGTTTGACGCGGACCTTGCAGGCCTGCTTTTCCTTCAGCAGCGCACGACGGACCCAGCTGTCCGCCGGAACATAACCGATGGTTCTTCCGCGATCGTCTATGGCCGCAATCGCCTTGCTATCGAACGGATTGTCAGGTTCTAGCACCAGCGTGACCGGTTCGAGCGGACAAAGGTCCAGTATGGCGCTTTGGTAATGGCTCTCGCCGACGATGGCCAAGGGCAAGTATCTCGGCCTGGCCTTCTGCGCCTCCCGATATTTGGCCATGGACTGATTCCAGTCGTTTCGCGTATCTGCGATCGATTTGGCAAAAACACCCGAGATGCGCGACAGCAGAGACATGCGTCAGGCCCTCGCTCTGTATATGTGTCGGCTACCATGCACCCTGCCCATTCTAGACCTCGGCCTGATAGCTTCGGCGGTCGTTGTGCAGCGTGTGCGAACTGGCAGGGCCTTCGATCAGCGAGCGCATGATCGTGATAAAGCTGCGCCGCTCAGGCTCGCCAAGCCGGTGATAATATTCGATCCACTGGCGCTCTTCGTGATTTAGCGAAATTGCTGGCACTTCGGCAGCTGGATCATCCGTTTCGCCGGACAGATAAGCGGCTGTCGTGCCGAGTTCGCGGGCAATAACATGCAGGCGCGGAGAGCTGCGGGTGTCTCCACGCGCCAGGCTGTTAAGCGCCGACTGGCTCATGCCGACACGGCGGGCAAGCTCGGCCTGCGAGATGCCCATCGTGTCTATGAGTCGCTGCATGCGTTCTCCGATATTCACGGCAAGCGATTACCGTAAAATCGGTTGTAATGCGCTGCCGTTTTATCGGTTGACTCTTTGACCGATGAACCGGTAACTAGACGCATGGCTGAACTCGAATCATCCGTGCAGGCATTTCACCGGGCAATTCAGGTTGTCGGCGGACAGTCTGCGCTGGGCCGATTGATCGGCAAACCACAGTCCACCGTCTGGGAATGGGTGGATCGGAAGAAGCCGCTTCCAGCAGAATTCGTCCTGACGATCGAGCATGCCACCGGCATCTCGCGGCACGAGCTGCGCCCTGACATTTACCCGCTGGAGCTTGCTCCTGCGCCATCAACCCCAGCCCTCGGGTCTTCTCTCCCCGACGGTCGCAACCCTGCCTGCCCTTCTGCCGGACCTGACCCTGTACCGGCAGACACTGCGTCCCATGGTGAATGCGCAGGCAGCGGGGAGGCGGCGGGGTCCCTGACCTGCGATCCCAGGGACCCTGCCGCCAATTCCGTCCCCATCGGAAAGGCCGCGTCATGAGCAGCCATGGAAAGATGATCGTAGCGATTGTGGCGATGGCGATCGCCGTCTTCGTCAACATGCTGACGGTTTCCACCATCGCGATCGCGGCAAAGCACTGTTCGGCGTCGGAGATCATGCCATGACGAATAGCAATCCCAACCCAGCCTGGCCCTTGCCATCCGAAGGCGAGAATGCAGAAGAAAGCTGCATTCCGCCCACGCCTCACCTCGAGCTGGCGAAGCTTTCGATCCGCGAACGTGCCTTTGATGCCGCCCAGCGCCTCATCCTGTCGCAGCCGCACATGGCAGTCGGTCGGCTCGAGCAGAACCGCCTCGCCGATTCCGTCATCGAAATGGCCGAACGCTTTGAAGGCTGGATGCGCGCCGATCCCACGCCCGATCTGCGGACCTTTGTTGGTGATATCGGGCCTTTCAGCCAGTTGAGCCCCACGGAAATCACTGACCATCCCGGTAAGTACGACTGGGCGGCAACCGAAACCGATGACCCAGCGATCGACGATTATATCGCGTCCGACAATCGCGTCATCGCGGTGACGGAAAAGCTGATCGCAGACCAGCGCCATCTCTCCCAGCGTATGATAATCGCGGAGGGCAAGATCGAGAATCTGCTGCTTCGCGCCGTAAGGCCGCAAAGATGACCAAGGCCCGCGCCCCCTTGTCGATCGACGCCGCCCTGGCCCGCATCGCTGGGCACATGCCCAAGGGCTATGACGATCTCGCCCAGGTCACTGGTCGCGCCGTGCGCACGGTGCGCAACTGGGGCGATCCGGACACGCCCGAGCAGATCCCGCTGGATTGCGCGATCGCGCTCGATCTCGCCTATATCGCCGCCGGTGGCGATTGCGCCCCGTTGTTCGAGACCTATCAGCTAAAGCTCGAAATGGCGTCGATGGAGCGCTTCGCCTGCAACATCGCGCTCGCCCGTCACACCGCGGATGTCATCCGCGAAGGCGGCGAGGCGCATTCCGCCCTGGTCCGCGCCACCCTTCCCGGCGCGACCAGGGCGGACCGGCAAGAGGCCCTGCGTGAATGCAGCGAGGCCATGGATTTCCTGAAGCGCACCCTGCCCCTGCTCGAGGCTGATCGCGCTCCGGATCAGCATCATCCGCCGTGACGCCGGTGCCATGAATTACCCTGAAGGGGTGTCTGGTACGGCTCGCAAGGCCCCCAGCAGCTGATCATCGGGTCAGCTCTCGCGGATCACAGATCGCACCCCGCCACTTTCGCCAAGCACTCCGTCACCTGCCCGCCCGGTTTCGCACACCGCGCTTCCGGGCTGGCCTTTCTGCTGTCTGAAGAAAGCGAACATCATGGCCGACCAGATCATGACCGCGCAGATGCCCGGTTTCCGTTTCACCGATCCCGCAATCGCTCAGCCGGAAGCGCCAGCCGCCGCGCCGCGCCAGCTCAAATACTGGAGCGCCTATCGCTCCGGTCCCACCCTGTCCGTCTCGGGCATGGATGCAGAAACCGGCACGACCCGGACGATCACCGGCGTCAGCAGTCTCGGCCCCGGCCCCGACAGCGCGATCTGCATCACCGATGGCGAAGGCCAGCGCTGGGAGCTGGTGCTGTGATCAAGCCGCTGCCGCCAAGCGTGTTTCCGGCTCCGATGTCTCCGGGAACGTACCTGCGCAAGCGGCGGGAGGCGGCGGGCGTCAGCCTCGAGCTGGCGGCGGTGGCGTTCCTGCCCTGGGTTCATGGCAATGGTTGGGCCAACAAGTTGAGCACACCGCCTGGCAGCAGCCCCGATGGCCCCCGTCTCGTCAGGCTTGTTTTGCAGGTCGCCGTTTGGCTGGCAGAGCTGGAAGACGACAAGCGCTTTGTCGATGGCATCGCGCTTGCACAGGTCGCTGGCGTAATCCCGTTCGAGCGCGAAGCCTATGACCGCCTCGTCGCGCTCCGTTACGGCGTAGACCTGCCACCGCCGGCCATCTGCCGCGAATGCGGCTGCGGCGTGCTCACCGCCTGTTTCGCCGAAGGCCATGCCTGCGCCTGGTCGGAAACCGACCCTCATCTCTGCACCGCCTGCGAACGCAAGGAAGCGCAAGCCGTTGCTGCTAACGTTCCGGAGACCGCAGATGCGTCCTGACCCCACCCTCTGGGGCCTGAAGGCCGATCGCCGCCCGCAACACGGCTTTTTCGGCGAGCCGATAAGCGCCGCGATCGCCGGCGTCGCGCTCATGCTGGCCGCCATCGCCATCCCTGGCCGGTTTTTCCTGACCCTCGTGCTGGAGCTGATCCGATGAACCAGACGAACCTCCCGATTCACGGCATGGGCTGCAGCTGCAGCAAATGTTCCGATCCGCGCGGCACCCCGATCCAGCGCCACCGCCGCTTCCTGGTCATTATGGTGCTTTACCTGGTTGGCATCGTCATCGGCGCCGCCGCCCTCCTGCAGGGAGCCAGCGCACTATGAGCGAGGCGATTTCTGCAGACGATCAGCTCCGACTGTTCATTGAGCGCATTGAGCGGCTCGAGGAAGAGCGTCGCGGCGTCGCTGCGGGCCTGCGCTGGGCCGATAACCCGCGCGTCCGCATCATCACTTTCAGGCTGGTCAGGCAGAATATCGACGCCTGGCTAGGGTGCCAGCGCGGGGCAGCCGCGCAGCCAAAGCTGGCCGCAGCGGTGCCTGAAACCACTGCGGCCAGCAGCGCGCATGCAGACCGGCCAGTCTGCAGCGCAGCACCTTCCGCAACCATGCCCGGTCACGAAAGGACCTGATCCATGAACCAGACCATTCCCCTGAACAAGCTCATCCTGTCGCCGCGCAACGTCCGCAAGACCAATGGCGACGAGGATATCGAAAGCCTCGCCGATTCCATCGCGTCGAAAGGCCTGCTGCAGAACCTCGTCGTGTCGGAGAGCATCGAGCATCCCGGCAAGCACGAGGTCGACGCCGGCGGTCGCCGCCTCCGCGCGCTGCAGCTCCTCGCCAGCCAGAAGCGCGTCGCGAAGAACATGCCCGTGCCCGTCCAGGTCATCCCGCGCGACGACGCGATCGAAGCGAGCCTGGCTGAGAACCTGCAAAAGGTCGCGATGAACCCCGCCGACGAGGTCGAGGCCTTTCATGCGATCGTGTACGAGGGTAGCAACCCATTGTCAGCGATCAACAATGTCGCAACGCGCATTGCCAACTGCGCCCGCCGCTTCGGCCGCACCGAACGTTATGTGGAACAGCGCCTGCGCCTCGCCGCGCTCGCGCCCGCCATTCTCGAGGCGCTGCGCGAATACCGGATCGGCATCGAGGCCGCGCGAGCCTATGCCAGCCATCCCGATCATCAGGTGCAGCTCGCCGTTTTCAAGAAGGAAGAGGCCAGGGCGCAATCCCAGCCCGAATGGGCACACCGCCCGGTCAGCATCCGCGAGGCGCTGGCAGGCAAGAGCTACCCGCTCGATCACCGTCTGGTGCGCTATATCGGCCTCGATGCCTATGTCGCTGCCGGCGGCAAGACCGAGCGCGACCTGTTCTTCGGCGACGAGGATCGGGAGCTGCTGATCGACACCGCCCTGGTGCGCAAGCTCGCGACCGACAAGGCGCTGCAGGAAGCCCAGTCGCTCGCCCAGGATGGCGGTTGGTTGGATGCGGCTGTCGCGCCGGTCGATGGCCCTTATTGGTCGACCCCGAAGACGCCCGACGGTTTCAAGCAGCGCTATGCAACCGATCCGGAGGAGATCCCGCTCGTAGATAAATGCAATGCGATCGCGACCTTCCGCTTGAATGCGTCCGGCACTGGGGTCGAACTGGCGCAGCACTGGTTTCAGCCTGTGCAACCCGTCGAGCCCGGCCAGGAAGACAGCTCGCCGCCCGCGATCGAGCGTGATTGGGCGGCAGAGCGCCGCGTGAGGGATGTTCGCTTGCGCGCCGCCCGCCTCGCCGCCCCCAAGGTCGCGGGAAGCGCGCTCGAGGTGCGCGCGTTCTGGCCTACCATCGGCGCCCAGTGGATCACGCCCATCCAGGAAACCGACGACGGGATTTTCGTCGCGCTCTGGGTCAAGGTCGATCCTGCAGACATCGAGGAATGCCTGGCCGAAGCCGAGGCTGAACACGATGCATTTCTGCAGGCCGCTTTGCTCCCCGACGAACCGGAAACCGATGACGACGCGGCCGACTCCGGCGAAGCCGACCAAGACGCCGACAGCGAGGAGCCGGTGGCATGACCCAGCAATCCATCGAAGCCCGCGTCGCGAAAATCCTGGCCGACCAGTTCGGCAAGCTCGATCCCGCGACCGTCACGCCCGAGCTGAACCTGCGCGACGATATGCGCGCTGACAGCTTGGACGGTGTCGAGATCGCCCTGGCGCTCGAGGAAGAATTCGATGTCCAGATCTCGGACGACGAGTGCGAGGCCTGCACGACGGTCGGCGAGCTGCAGCAGCTGCTCGTCAAGCTGACGGGAGGCGCAGCATGAGCGCGACCCAAAAGACCCCCGAGGCACGCGCTGCCGAACGCCAGATGAGGCAGGCCATACGCAAGCAGGTCATGGCAGTCGGTGTCCCAGCCAGAAAGGCCGACGAGATCGTTGATCTGGCCTTTCATGGCGCCGAAAAGGCGATGGATGCGCTGGTGACAACGACACGCGCCAGCAGTGATTCCCGGGTCAGCCTCAATGCGATGCTCATCGCCTCGAGCCTGATCGACGAGAAGATGAAGGGCATGCGCGAGTTGGCTGGAGTAATGGCCGGCGCGGCAGGCCTCAATCTGACCTCTGCCATGGTCGAAGTCGGAGGGCAGCCGTCATGACCGCCGCCGACAAGCCCGAATTCGCCCCCGCGATCGGCAACATGCCCTCGCTCCAATGGTGCAGGCTCGATCAGCTGCAGATCGACGATGCCTATCAGCGCTCGATCGACACGCCGGGCAGTCAGTCGATGATCCGCGCGATCGCGCGGACATGGAACTGGGATCTGTGCCAGCCGCTCTTCGTCGCCCGCCGGTCTGACACGCGCATGTACGTCGTCGACGGCCAGCACCGCCTCGCGGCGGCGCGCATGCGCGGCGATATCGACCAGCTGCCCTGCATCGTCTCGCTCACCGATGGCCCCGCGCAGGAGGCAAGCCTCTTCAGCGAGTTCAATCGGCGCAGGCGTCAGCCCTCCCAGCTCGATCTGTATTTCGCGGATTTGGCTGCAGGCGATCCTGTCGCCGCGGATATCAACTGTGCGCTGCTCGCCGCTGGCTTGACGATGTCGAAGCATACCAATGTCGGCAGCTTCAAGCCCGGACAGGTGATGAACATTGCCGGTCTGCGTAGCGTCCACCGCAACTTCGGGCTCGACGTGCTGACCGTCGCACTGATGGCCATGGCCAAGGCATGGGAAGGACAGCGCCTGCAATATGCCGGTACGCTTTTCCCTGGCATTGCGGAGATCGTCCGCCACGAACGCGCCGTCGCGCAGCGCGCGCCGCGCTGGTCCGAAGGGCCACGCGTGCAGGCGATCGCCCCGTTCCTCGCCAGCAAGCTGCAGATGGATTGGTACGGCCTGGTCATGCGCGCCAAGGGCGAAGCGCCCGGCACCAACACGCACGTCGTCTCCGGCCAGGTGCTGCTGAAACACTGGACCGCCAAGCATCCGGGAGGGGCGGCATGAGCTACTTTGGACCATCGGTCGGAGAGCCCGGGTATCTGCCCTATTGCGCCTGCGATGGCCTTTTTCGCTGCAAACGGGGACCTGAGAGCTTTGTCTGCGCGACAGGGCGCTGCGGGGTCAACAGCCGTAAAGTCAATGGCATCGATATGTTCGACGAGACTGCCCCCGATGGCCCCGGTTTCGACTGGGCCAAGTGGCACGCCGATCAGGAACACGGCCGATGACTGGCAGCGTCGTAATCCGCCACGGGCACGAAATCGTCGATGATCGTATCGTCTACGACGAGACCCCCCTGTCATGGGATGAGGCCGACCAGAAGGCAGGCCGTCGCCTCGATCGGCGCATGTCTTGGGCGTTCATCAACAACGAGCTCTGCAAGTCGATCAGCTACACAATCCGATGCTCCGGCTGTTCGGAGTGCCCGGGCGAAGATCGCGGGATGGGCTGCAGCGAGTGTGGCTATCACGGTGTCGTCAGGCAATCGTGCTGGGTGGAAGCATGACCTGCGAGCATATCCGCCTCGCCGATGGCACCGGCATGATCGTCTGCGGCAGCAAGCCTTGGCCGCGTTCTAAGGCGCGTTGCGTCAAGTGTGGCCAAATTGCTGAGCAACTATGCGACTGGAAAGTGCCCGGCTGCAAGAGCGGCACCTGCGACGCGCCGATCTGCAGCAAGTGCACCACCAGCCCGGCACCCGAAAAGGACCTCTGCCCCAAGCACGCCCAGGCCTGGGCCGAATGGAAAGCGAGGCGAAGCGCATGAGCGAAAACCCTGAGCTGAAGCCATGCGCGCACTGCGGGGCGCCCGCAGAGCTTGAACAAGGCAGCGATCATCACGGTAGTTGGTTCAATCTCGGATGCTCGCGCCATTGGGGTCACCAACGCAATCCAGACCACACGAACACCTGCATTGCCGGCCGCATTTTCTATACCGAAACTGAGGTGCCATTGGCCGAAGCAATTGCTCTCTGGAACACGCGAGCGGGGCTGCCAACCCAGACAGACCTGACCGCGCTGGTGGCAGCGCTGACGCTGATCGCGAGCGGATGCACCACGCGCCCGGAGGACGTTGGTAACCCAACGGTCCTCTGGATGCAGAAGGAAGCCCGCGCCGCCCTCGCGTCCTCCGAGGTGAGCAGCGCATGAACCAGCTCGCCAAACAGATCCGCGAACATGCCCGCCAGCGCGAAGCGCGCTTGTCGATCGCGCGCCGATTCTCGCACGGCACACCGCTCGACATCGATCGCGGCGCATCGCTCCCCGTCGCCATGGCCGATCTCGGCCCGGCGGACCCCCGCCCCTATGCGCTCAGCCCCGATCCCTGCGGCCGCTGCGGCACGCGCGGCACGCTCGGCTGCAAGCACCAGAAACCCTTCACCGAAACCAGGAGCAGCTGACCATGGCCAGCCAGCCAGGCCCTTACGGGCGCATGTTGAAGATCGGCGAGGTCATCGAGCAGACCTCGCTCAGTCGCCGCTCGATCTATCGCCTGATGCGCGCCGGTCAGTTCCCGAAGAGCCGCAAGCTCTCCCCGCAAAGGGTCGCCTGGTCGGAGGGCGAAGTCGAGGCCTGGAAGCAGTCACTTCGCGACAGCTCGAACACCTGAACAGGGCTCCGTTGGGGGCCTCAAAACTTATCGAAAAACAGAAAACTATTTGAATGCAAGGGGATACGCCAATGTTCCAAATCCTGCCACCCCAGCCAG